CTGGGGTCGAGATCAAATGTCATGGGTATACAATAATTTCAAAGACAGTTTTGGTTACATCCCGTCTTCGTGGTAGTCTGTAATTATGAAAAAGCATCTTATAGTCTTCCTAACAAATCCAGGGACACTGACCTCCCTTCTTTTGTTGGGAGTTCTAGCACTGATAGGGGCACTGCATAACCATGCTCACTACACTATGGAAGTGGATGCAGATAGTTACGTGAGACAGTGGTGCAGGTCATCAGCAGAAAATAAAAAGACCTGCATCCGTTATGGCGGAGACATGGAGTATTGACAAGATCGTTACATTACTATATAATAATGTAACAGTTCGCAACATCTGAAAACATGAGTGTAATCACTGAAGATGGTGGTCGTACAAATCTGTACGCCAAAGAACCACAAATGTATGTCTCTAAGACGGACGCAGAGCGTTACGGTTACGAGTCATATGCCGAGAAAGCAGAGAAGTTGAATGGACGCACTGCTATGCTTGGATTTGTTGCTGCTGTTGTGTCTTATAGTGTCAGTGGTAGTGTATTTTTCTTTGGTATCTTCGGATTCTAACCACTGATCATCTGCTACAGTGTGGAGACACCTTCATTTATTGATGGAACCCTCCCTACTTGAAATTCTGACGTACTACGTGATTGGAGGAGCACTACTAGTTGGTGCTCCAGGAGTATTCTTCTTCGTAGTCTTCATGTCTGCTCTTCAAAATACGAAGGGTCGCATGGTTGGTTACAAAGACCACAAACATTATGGTGACATCTCATCTTACGAGAACGCACCAGTTGATCAAAGCAAATTTTACCTTGTCCTAGGAGAAAACTAATGAACGAAAGAGCAGAACGCATCAATGGTTGGGCAGCAATGCTCGGAGTCATTGCAGCAATGGGTGCATACGCAACCACAGGTCAAATCATTCCTGGCATTTTCTGATGGGATTCATAGTAATAGCTTTGCTGTTGCTACTCCCAATCATTGTAGTAGCAAGGAAATCATCATGAGCATTGAATGGGCACAAACAGTTATTTTTTTACTGGTTCCGTTCGCTTTCTTGCTACTCTTGATCGAAACTGAAGATGATGACGAACCACCAGACGGTGGTCTAATGACACCAGTGTTTCAAGGGACTACTTGATTAGTCCCTTTTTTTGTGCTATGATTTAGCCAGTAAACTTCATCATGAAACTCCGAGATACTATGAGACTGTCAGAAAAGACTCTAAAGATCCTGCAGAACTTTACGACGATCAATCAGTCTCTCTTCTTCAAAGAAGGTAATAAACTGCGAACAATTTCTGTCATGAAGAACGTTCTGGCAGAAGCAGAGATCGACGAATACATCCCTCGCGACTTTGCAATCTACGATCTACCTCAGTTCTTGAACACACTGTCTCTGTACAGGTCTCCTGAGGTGGACGTTTCTACTAACCCATCTCATGCCATCATCAAGGATGGTAACAACCGGGCAAAATTCTTCTTCTCTGATCCTAGTGTGATCGTTGCTCCTCCTGAAAAGGAGATGCAATTGCCTAGTGAAGATGTTTCCTTTGCACTGACTGAAGCAGACCTGATCCGGATTCTAAAGTCTTCTTCCATCATGCAACTTCCCGATATGTCGGTAGTTGGTGAAGATGGGGTTGTAAAACTTGTGGTATCTGATAGGAAAAACGATACATCTAACGAGTATTCAATTGAAGTTGGTCAGACCGACCGAGTGTTCTCCTTCAACTTCAAGATTGAGAACATCCGTTTGATTCCTAAGGACTATCAAGTTCTTATTTCTTCTAAGAATCTTGCGAAGTTCACCAACAACGATTATAAACTTACCTATTTTATCGCTCTCGAACCAGACTCCTCCTGCGACTAAACCATGGTTACTTCACACGGACATTGGTTAGGTCAACTTGCTCTAGCATTAGAGAATCTTGATTGGCCTAACGATGCAGAGATTCTGGTTGAAATTGGTGGCACTCAAGTGAGTGGTATTGATCAACCAGAAGGTTACAATAAGAAGTGGTCCTCACCACTGGGGCATCGTAAGTACAACAAAGATGCCTTCATTGTTATCAAACAAAAAGAAACTGTAATTTCTAGTAATCCACCAGCACCGAAAGAACCTGATGAGTCAAAATGAAAACTTCCTTTGTGAAGTTGATCAAGATGGAATTTTGACTTTCCCTGAAGAACTCCTTGAGAAAACTGGTTGGAAAGAAGGAGACGTGTTAGAGTGGACTCCTAATGATGATGGGTCTTTTTCTTTGAGGAAACAGAATGCGTGATGAATTCCTTTGGGTAGAAAAGTATCGCCCTAAAACAATTGATGACTGCATCCTTCCTAAGTCAATAAAGACGACTTTTACGGAGTTTGTAAATAGTGGTGAGCTTCCTAATTTGTTGCTCTCGGGTCCTCCTGGAATAGGTAAGACGACAGTAGCAAAGGCGTTATGCCTTGAACTTGGAGCTGACTACTATGTCATCAACGGATCAGATGAAGGACGGTTCCTGGACACGGTTCGTAACCAAGCAAAGAATTTTGCTTCAACTGTGTCTCTTACGTCTGAATCTAGGCACAAGGTCATCATCATCGATGAGGCAGATAATACTACACATGATGTACAACTCCTACTCCGAGCTAACATCGAGGCGTTCTACAACAATTGTAGGTTCATCTTCACGTGCAATTACAAGAACAAAATTATTGAACCTCTCCACAGCCGATGTGCGGTGGTCGATTTCGGAATTACAGGGAAAGACAAACAACTGATTGCTGCTGGGTTCTTCAAGAGGTTGACTCAAATTCTTGAGTTAGAGGGTGTTGAGTATGAACCAAAAGTTGCAGTAGAACTTATCAAGAAACACTTCCCTGATTGGAGACGTGTATTGAATGAGTGTCAAAGATATGCAACTAGTGGTAAAATAGATACAGGAGTCCTAGCAGACTTTAGTAATGTACAGGTCAATGAACTAGTTTCTTATATTAGTAAGAAGCAGTATCCTAATGTACGGAAGTGGATCGTTCAAAATTTAGATAACGATCCTAATACTATCCTCAGAAAATTGTATGACTCAATCTATGAGCATATGAAACCAAAGTCTATCCCTGAGGCGGTACTAATTATTGCAAAATATCAGTACCAGTCTGCTTTTGCAGCAGATCAGGAGATCAATCTCCTAGCAGCAATGACTGAAATTATGGTCAACTGCGAATTCAAGTAATCTAATCAGTTCAATGAAGTGTCTTGTAACAGGCGGTGCTGGATTCATCGGATCCCATATCGTCTCACGTCTTCTTCGTGATAATCATGAGGTCGTAGTCATTGACAACGAATCAGCGGAAGCAAACGATGCTTTCAACTGGTACGAGAGTGACGTAGAGAATCATATTGAAGACATTCGTGACATGGAAGCATGTCGCCCTATCTTCAAGGGTGTTGAGGTTGTGTTCCATTTGGCAGCACACTCTCGAATCCAATTGGCAATGGCAAATCCTTCTGATTGTGTTACCACAAACGTCGTAGGAACTTGCAACATGCTTGAACTTGCACGAGAAGTGGGTGTGAGGAGGTTTATCAATTCTTCTACTTCTTCTTCGTATGGTTTGAACAATCAACCTCCCCTGATTGAGTTCATGCCTACTGATTGTTTGAATCATTATTCAGCAAGCAAGGTATCTGCAGAGAAGTTTTGTTACATGTACTATCGTCTGCATAAATTGCGGACAGTATCCCTCCGGTACTTCAACGTTTACGGTCCTCGTCAACCTTTGAAGGGACCCTATGCACCTGTCATTGGTCTGTTCCAAGAACAGAAACGTCGTGGTGAACCTATGACCATTGTTGGTGATGGTGAGCAACGTCGTGACTTCACACATGTTGATGATGTGGTCGAGGCAAACATTTGTGCCATGAATAATATGATTTCTATCGAATCAATCAACATCGGCACAGGAACTAATTACTCTATGAATCAAATCGCTGACATGATTGGCGGCGATAGAGTTTATATTCCAGAACGTAAAGGTGAATCTAGAGAAACTCTTGCAGATATCTCAAGAGCTAAATCTATGCTAGGATGGGAACCTAAGATTACATTAGAAGATCAACTTACAAATCATGATCAACTTTGACAATATCAATCTTGAGGAGTTCTTTGGTTGCGTCGATGCAACTAATACTCCTCAGATGAAGTCAAATACTTTCAAGACAATTCGTACCTGGTTACAAGAAAATTCATTCGCTAAGTGGAGTAACGGACAAGTAGATTACGTTGGTGATTACATGGATGGTGTGGACTTCAAGTCTGCTGAACATAATTACGAGATGAAAGGAACTCTCGGTATGTTCAATAAGAATGGCAGCACCAAAAGTGTTGTGTTGAAAAACTTCCGAGGTGATGTCTCATTTGTAGATAAAACCTTTGACTACATGCTTTTGGTGGACACTAGGAATATGTCTATCGCAGTCACTGATTGGGAAACTGTTGAGAAACGTACCTATTACACTCCATCTTCCCCTTGTGCCAAGTTCAAACTAGAACCGGGGGACTATACTATGCTGGCAGAGAACGTCACTCCTTCTACTAAAAACACTACAGCAGACGTTCTCCTCAATAACTTCCAAGACATTCTTTGATGGCACTCGCCAAAACTCCTCTTCGTTATCCCGGTGGTAAATCCCGTGCAACTACACAGATCTACAATCATCTGCCTCGCCTGTCTGGTTATAGGGAGTATCGTGAATGTTTCTTGGGTGGAGGATCAATGGCGATCTTCATCACACAAAAATACCCTACCCTCCCCGTTGTCTGTAGTGACCTCTACGAACCCTTAGTCAACTTTTGGGTCCATCTTCGCGACGACGGGATGAAGATGGCAGAAGATCTTCTAAAACTAAAGCGACAGCACGACAATCATGAGTCTGCTCGTGAACTATTCATTGAATCTAAGAGACTACTAAATGACGAATCCAATAATGACTCTCTACTGCGTGCTGTCAGTTTTTATATTGTCAATAAGTGCTCTTTTTCTGGTCTCACCGAGTCGTCCTCCTTCAGCAAACAAGCAAGTGTCTCCAACTTTAGTGAGCGGGGCATCATGCGACTGCCAGCAACCTCTAAAATAATTCGTAACTGGACTATCTTGCATCAGTCTTACGAGAAGTTGTTGGAAGGAGATGACGCTTTGGTATACCTTGACCCTCCCTACGACATCAAGGATAACCTGTATGGTAAGAAGGGTGGTATGCACAAGGGATTTGATCATGACAAGTTTGCTCGTGACTGCTGCTGGTCTAACAACGATTGCATCATTAGTTACAACTCAGATCAACTAGTCCAAGAACGATTTGAAAATTGGAAGGCAGCAGAGTTTGATCTTACATACACCATGAGATCAGTCGGTGAGTATATGAAGAATCAAACAGACAGAAAAGAGTTGCTACTTATGAACTACTAAAAAGGTGCCTAGATAGTAATGCATGACTGAACTTATGCTTTCTACAAAATATCGCCTGCGTCTTGAGGGTATCTGTAGAAAGATTGTACAAGGCGAAGAAGTTCCTTTGGATGACATGATCTGGGCAAACAAGATGTCCAAAGCAAACACCACTGCTAGAACGTGGTTGAATCGTGCCAGGAGAGAAGTAATGAATCCTGGTGATGGTTTTTACAATGACATGAACTTGGGATCACCAGACCCATCAGATCATAAAACTGCATTTGGTGATGCTGATGATATAATGGAGTGGTTCCGTGAAGATCGTAGCGATGACTGGAGACAAAGAGACTAGTCTCAAGGCATGGTTCAAAAAACTTTCAACACCTAGTCAGATATTTGGTGGGATGCCACCATGCCCTTTTGCTAAATCTGCCCTTCTAAAAAATAAGGTTGAGGTAATTGACTACGTAGACTTCCCGCAGATTGTGGGATACATGGCAAAGAAATGGAATAAAGAGGTAGTTATATTTGTGATGCAGGACCAGAGTGCTGTGTGGATAACAGATCTGGCAGAAAAATGCAATAGGGTTTACCCAGAGTTTTTATTCTTAGAAGAACACCCTGACCTTGTAGAGAAAGTAGGTGGTCTTCATTTGAATAGTGGACTTGTTCTCCTCCTAGTACAGAAAAGAAATGAGTTGGAGGAAGCTAGGGATGAACTGAAGAAAACTGATTATTATGATAAGTGGACAAATGAATTGAAGGAAAGAATTTTCAATCGATAGATACTGTGTTACAATGTGGGATCCTAGCTTCTAATGGAAACACCGGCAGACTTGTGGCAAGACATGGCAACCCTCAACGCACTGTATGAGGAGTTATGCTGGGACCCTGAAGTAGTTCTAGAATTTATTCCTGACTACGAAAACGACTGTATTATTATTCGCAAACAGAATGCCTGAATTGAAGGATTGGTTGAAGTCAATCAACGAAACCAAGACTAACCTTATTGATGATGATCCTCAATTAGAATCGAAGTATCTTCCATACATTGTCAATCGATGTTTGTCTGGTCACATTGATTCGTTGATGTATGCCAACGAGATGAATATAAATCACTGTCTTGATTATAAGTTACAATACGACTTTTTACTAAATACTCTGAGATCTAAGAAGAGATTCTCTCCTTGGGTCAGGAAAGATGAGCTAGTGAATCTCCAGATTGTCAAAAAATACTACGGTTATTCTGACGAAAAGGCGAAGCAAGTGCTCCCTCTTTTATCTAACGAACAGTTAGACATTATTCGACAAAAACTTGAGACCGGAGGGTTGCAATGAATAGTGGAGAACCGATTTACGAATGGTCCCCTGCAAAGATGATTGAAGTGGTTCTGCAAGAACCAGATGATTTCCTAAAAGTCCGTGAGACACTGACTCGCATTGGGGTTGCATCACGCAAGGAAAAGAAACTTTATCAGTCTTGTCATATCTTGCATAAGCAAGGAAGATATTTTATCGTTCACTTCAAGGAACTGTTTGCTCTAGATGGTAAGAGAGCAAACTTGACTATCAATGATGTGCAACGTCGCAATCGTATTGTCAACCTATTAGTTGATTGGGGATTGATCTTGATCTCTGAAGAGAATCTTGCAAATATTGTAGACGTTTCACCTTTGAATCAAATCAAAGTAATCTCTTTCCGTGAGAAAGGTGAGTGGTCACTAGAGACTAAGTACAATATTGGTAAAAAGAAAACCCAAGAAGATTGATCGGTTTTCCGAACTTCAAAATTTTAGGTAGTTCTATAAATATGTGTGGATGCCTTCGGGGTCCACACAAAAAACATCTGCCTTTATAGGAGATCTACTATGTCTAACATCGAGAAATTTCGTGCAGCCGGTCTGCCGGATCTAATTGATCGCATCAATAAGAATGCGCTTGGTTGGGATACATCATTCAATCAATTTTGGGAGTCCAACACTGTTGGTAACTATCCCCCATACAATATCATCCAACTTAGTAACCACGAGACACGCCTAGAGATTGCACTGGCGGGGTTCAAGAAGGAGGAAGTCAAAGTTTACTCTGAGTACGGCAAACTTGTCGTTGAAGGTAAGCATAGTTCTGAGTCAGAGGGTGAATATGTGCACCGTGGTCTTGCCAACCGTAGCTTTGAGCGTGCTTGGACACTCAGTGAGGACGTAACAATTGATAGTGTTACTTTTGAAGATGGACTTTTGATCGTAGCACTAAAGAAAATTGTGCCCGATCATCATGCCCGAAAGGAGTACCTCTAAATAATACGATGACAGTCGTAATTTAGTGTACAAGAGAGTCCTCCACCATATAAAAGCGTCAGATCTGCGGGAAACTGCAGGTCTGACTTTGCGTTTTAGGGAGGACTTGAATCCTAAGTTCTGGATTGGTGCTAAACTCAGACCAGAAGTGCGCCGTGCACTGATGAATTTCGCGAAAGCGTTCGCAGACTTTGTTGATCTAGAAGATTCTGCAATCCAAGACGTGTTGATGTTGGGCGGCAATGCTGGATACAACTACACCCAGTACAGTGACATTGATGTTCACCTTGTTATTGACCCAAAATTTATACCACAATGTGATCCGGATCTAATTTCGGATTATTTTATGGACAAGAAGACGTTATGGGAATTGACTCATGATGTCAAAGTCTATGGAGCACCTGTAGAACCATATATTGAACGTCCTGGGATTACTAGAAAGGTAAGTCAAGGTGTCTATAGTGTTCTAAAGAATAGATGGGTGCAGGAACCACAAAAATTTGATGGTGACATCGATGAGTTTGAACTGACTAAGAAGACAAACAACCTGAAGAACAAGATTGACATCTTGATTCAGACAGAGAAACCTGAGGCACTCAAGTCAATCGTCAAGAAACTTCGTGCTGCACGTTCATCCTCTCTTGATAAGTATGGGGAGTATGGGTTTGAGAACCTTGTTTTCAAAGAGTTGCGGAATTCTGGGTATATTGATAAGATACGTAAGTCCATGGTACAATTGAAGAACAGGAGATTATCGCTTCCATGATCCAAATTTTAGTATTGAAGAATGATTTGGTTCTGATCTCACGAGTAGAAGAGATTGGTACTGAATTGGGGGAACCCGACTGTAAACTCATCAAACCGTATAAGGTTGTCGTGCATGATGGTGGGTGTACCGATAACGTAACTTACGAATCATGGCCAGAGTTTACAGAGCAGAAAGAATTGATGATTCACTCTGATAGTATTCTGACCATAGTTGAACCTAACAAGCATCAACTTGAAAAATACCAGCAGGTCACTGCTGAATGAGATTTTACACTAACGTGCAGATGGTTGGCAACGACTTTCTGGTTCGTGGGTATGAAAACGGTAGTCCTATCAAAACCAGAGAGAGCTATCAACCTACATTATTTGTTCCATCACGTAAGAAAACTCAGTTCAAAACACTGGACGGTAAGTATGTCCAGAGTATTCAACCAGGTACAGTCAGGGATTGCCGTGAGTTCTACAAAACTCATGGTGAGGTAGAGAACTTCGATATCTACGGTAATAATCGGTACGTATACCAGTACATATCTGATAAGTATCCAGAAGACGAGATCAAGTTCGACATCAAAAAGATGAAGGTGGTCACCATCGACATCGAGGTGTCTGCTGAGAAAGGATTCCCCACAGTAGAGAACTGTGATGAGGAAATGCTTTGCATTACCCTACAGAATTACGCCACTAAGCGTATTCTTACCTTTGGTGTGGGTGCATATAATAATACTGACCCTATGGTCAAGTATGTGCAGTGTAATGATGAGTATGATTTACTCCAACACTTCATTACATACTGGCAGAGTGACACTCCTGATGTGGTAACCGGGTGGAACTGTCAGTTGTACGACATTCCGTACCTATGTAAGCGCATCACACGTGTGCTTGGTGAAAAGGTAATGAAAAAAATGTCTCCATGGGGTCTAGTGACTGCTGAAGAGATGTTTATCATGCATCGTGAGCGTCTTGTCTATGACATTGCAGGTGTTACAGTCCTTGATTACATGGACTTGTACAAAAAATTCACCTATAAGGCACAAGAAAGTTATAGATTAGACTACATCGGTGAAGTTGAACTTGGTGAGAAGAAGTTAGACCACTCTGAGTACGATAGTTTCAAGGAGTTCTATGCTAAAGACTGGCAAAAGTTTGTCAGGTACAACATCCAAGACGTGAGATTGGTTGACTCCCTTGAGGAGAAGATGAAACTGATCGAACTTGCCATCACTATGGCATATGACGCCAAGGTGAACTTCACAGACGTGTTCTATCAGGTACGGATGTGGGACATGATCATCTATAACGACCTGAAGAAAAAAGGTATCGTTATCCCACCTAAAGCAGATGAAGTAAAGAACGAAAAGTATGCTGGTGCCTATGTAAAAGAACCAAAACCTGGCATCTATGAGTGGGTTGTGAGTTTTGACTTGAACTCATTGTATCCACACCTCATCATGCAGTACAACATCTCTCCTGAGACCCTGTTAGATGAGAGATATCCCTCTGTCAGCGTCGATAAACTACTGAATAAGGAAGTAGACCTGTCGGGTCTTGAGGACGTTACTGTGTGCCCTAATGGCGCTATGTTTACCACTAAAACACGTGGGTTCCTGCCCAAATTGATGGACAGGATCTACAGTGAACGGGTGGTCTTCAAGAAAAAGATGATCCAAGCAAAGAAGGAGTACGAAAAAACTCCTACAAAAGCGTTGGAGAAGGAGATTGCCAGGTGTAACAACATTCAGATGGCAAAGAAGATCCAACTAAACTCTGCTTATGGTGCCATTGGCAACAATTACTTCCGGTATTACAAACTAGAGAACGCGGAGGCGATTACTCTGGGGGGTCAGTTCAGCATCCGTTGGATTGAAAACCGGATGAATCTATATCTAAACAAATTACTCAACACTAAAGACCATGACTACGTTATTGCTTCCGATACTGACAGT